TTGTGTTAGGTTGGAATCGAACCAACTTACTTTACCAGGATTTCAGCACAGTTTAGTGTGTTGCTGCCCCACTTGTTCCTTATGTAAAGAGCTATTCTCTTACTGTCCTGCCATTGGACTTCTAACACATAATTCAATTACTTTCTAAACACCTCGATGAAGAAGAATACCAAGCCAACAATTGTAATGATGCTAGAAAGAATGAGAATTGCAATGTCGATTGGTGGGTTGAAAGCACAAGTTAATACCATTGTAACACCGAATACCATAGCAACTAAAGATTGAATTAAGTTAAGCTTATGTGGATCCATTTTGATTACCTCCATTATAATAAATTGGAGTAACAGGATTTGAACCTGCGACCTCTTTTCCCAAATCAAGCGTTCTAGCCAAGCTGAACTACACCCCAATATAAAAGCCCCCAGACGGACTTGAACCGCATATAATTAGCAGCTTTTATAAAAATCTAAAAATTTATCTACTTTACCCCTCATTAGCTATTTACCAAATTGGGTTTTCATATCATTAAAATCTATTCTATATACTATATAACCTATCTAGGTTAGATAAGCATCTCTTATCTGATCCTTTAGTTTATTTTCAGGCCATTTATGTTGCTACCCATCTATCTCTAAATCTATTTTACAAGATGTAGTAGTAATAACAAAATCTAAATAATAGCAATGCTTATTATCTTCTCTCTTTACCTGAAACTCCCTAACAAATTCTATCTAATTATTATCTAATACCCGTTCGAAAAATGTTTCTCCAAATGATGGCTAGTTTCTATGCACATTCCATCTAGATCTACCACGCATCTTTTCAATCTATTTACTACGTTTTTCTTCGCTATACTTATTCACGCAATGAATACAATAACTGCTTTTATTATTATGACCAAGCTTGTTACCACAAATAATACAAAATTTATCAGTTACTGATTTACCGTTCTATTCGTTAAATTTATTTATGCTATCACTAATTTTTTGTTTTGTATCTTCTGAGTGGTTTCGTTTATTAGCGCAGGCTCTACTGCAAAATCTACCTGCCCCAAACTTCTCAGTCATAACTTTACAGCAGCACTCACAAGTATGCTATTCTGATACCCACTACTCTAACTATGCTTGCTTTCGTTTTAGAATTTTAATGGCGTTCTATTCTCTTTTTTCTGCTAATTCATTTTGATACTACTCCAATGAGCCATACTTCTACTTTATATACTCAGTGCAACCTATAACATGCCCACCCAATAAAGTAAATTCATCAAACTACTACCCACAATACTTACATGCGTAACTCATAATTATTTTTCTCCTAATAGAAATATAACATCAATACACGTAGTAATCTAAACTAATTAGGTTGTTTAGAAACACCCGTCGGTGCTGTCCCAAGTGTATTGTAAAGGCCAATCCCGGCTACGCTCCGAGCACTAAGACTTACAAGGTCCTTGTTTTGCTGAATAAACTAATCGGCCATATTTAATTTAGCATAAAAATCAGCTGCTCTGCCAATTGAGCCATAGAGGCATAACAGATTGCTTTTTATTGTTCTCTTATATTATAACCAAATCTTCATTGAAGTTTACTTGCCACAGTTTCAGGCAAACTTGGTGAATCTGTATTAGCTTAAGAGTAAGCTTAACGCAGAGTCAGGGATTCGAACCCCAGGAGGACTTACGCCCTCGGCTGCTTAGTATAGGCAGCTACTTTTGGCCTCTCAGTCAACTCTGCTTATATATTAGACCCATATCAATTTGCTATATTGGTCTAATTATCATAGGAAATTTTATTCCTATTCCATTTCAAAGAACTTTTCTTCAAATTCGTCTCTTCTCATAAATACCATTAGATTTCTATCTGGACTACTGAGGTCTGAGTCACTACCCGCATATTCATAATTAATAACTATGAGCCGTTCTTCTACTGTTACCATTACTGAGAAACCTTCTGTTACTAAAATTTCAATAAGTTTACTGGCTTTCTCCCAATTCATATTAGATATACAGATTTCATTTCTTGGTACTAGATTCATGTTAATTCTCCTATTACACTAGACACGTTGTTGAATGGCCACTAGGGTAGGTCATTCAGTACACCAATATAGTCGTATAGACTGAGATCCTGTAAGAAAGTTTGCTGTGCGTGTCTAAATTTATTTATCCAACCCAAACTCTATCATATCTCTCGTTTGAGATGGTTGTGTTCATTACTGTCATTGGGTCAATCTTTTGAGTAAGACAGTCAAAAGAGAAGTCTGAATCATCTTCAACTACTTCATCTAACTCATAGGTTGTACCCTTAATGATGGCTTCGAAAAGAGATGGTGAGTAACCAGATACCATACAACAGTTTTCACCTTCGAATGTATCCTGGAACATTCCACACTTTGAAGCTCTTACGTTCCAATATACAATTGCTGGCATTACATAGCCTGCCTGCGCAAACTTGGTTTTCATCTGCTGCATGAAGCACTGTTTCTTTTTACACCAGCTAGGATTAACCGCATCATCAAATTGCATATCTGAAATAATATACAACTTGCTTGGAAGGTCTGCCTGAGAGCAGTTATTTTCTTTAGCAGTTTCAAGGATTAAGTCAAAGGTTGCTTCGAGGTTTGTGCTCATTCCCCAATAACCGTTATTCATGTTTCCTAACTTCTCATAGATGTTGGAACCAATAATCTCCTGAAGCTTTGGTTCACTAGAGAAAGTAAAGAAGTGATTCTTGAATGGACCATTGCATCTTTCTGCACAATACATACCTAATGATAAAGCTACTTCAACAGGTGTTCCATTCATTGAACCTGAAGTATCAACTACACAGATTGAAGATTCTTCGATGCCTTCAAAGTAGTTTGGCAATGACTTCCATAATGCATCCTGAACAATTGCATCTTTTCTGGTGTAGGTATGGGTTTTGGCTAAGCACTTATGAATGATGTCAACCGGGAATAAAGTTCCTGCATTAATTTTGCCACTACCAGTGACAATATCTTCGAGGTACTTGGTGTACCCTTCTTCATCGTGCTTAAAGAATGCATCTGAGTAGTTCATAGCTGCCCTTGATGGAACTGCTTCATAATTGATTTCATTCCATTTATTAGCAGACATTTTAACTTCTACTACCTTTAAGTAGGAACGAAGTTCTGAAAGCATCTTACGGTATTTCTTAGGAGTAAACCCAAAAGCAGTGATAAGTTTTCTAGCATATCTCTTTGTCTTAGAAGAACTAGCATTCTCAGATGGTAACCACTTAGCCAACAGCGAAATTTCCTTGCCTTCAAGGTAGTTTTCATAGTCTTTTCTAAGAGCTTCACCTAAGTAGCCAGTAACTTCTTTTGAAAGAGATGTATCTAATAAGATGAGATAATCATCACCGCGACCAAAGAAGATAATGTTGTCTAGGTTATTCAAAACATATTCTGGGTAGTTTTCAGCCAACCAAGCTAAAACTAATCTGAATTCATTTCTAACACCTTGACCACCACGAATGTCTCTGAAGTAGAATAACATTCTCATAGCAGTCTCTCTAGACTCGTTGAAGGCTTTAGAGAAAGTCCTAATGACATAATCCTCATCGAATCCTCGCATAGCACCAAATGAACCAAACATATCTAAGCAAGAGTTGAGAGTTGATTCAAGTGCAGTAGCCCCATTTTCTGTTTCTGTGAAGTTTTGAGCTTCCTTGATAAAAGGTAATAAATTACTCATCTTTTGTTTTCCTTTCTAGACCCCTTGGTCTCTCTGGACCTTATGTTTATGATAACCAATCATCCATACTAAAGTTTGCTGTATGGGTCTAAGCTGCCCCTCTCGGACTTGAACCGAGGTCGATGCTCTCCCAACTGAGCTAAGAGGCAAAGAAGATGAAGCCGTTCCCTTCAGCATCGGGAGCAGTTACTGCGGTTTTTGTCCTAACGATGTTTTGTGCACCGCCCGATTTCCGTTGTTCTTCATCTTTTTCTAGGTTTTTCGCACTTCTGTAGACTTCCATGCCTTGTAATTACCGAATCCTCTGATACTCTTGAGGCTCGCACCTATAACACGTCTACTCTAAGTCGGTTGTGTTGAGATACCGAAAAACTATCTGGGGGCTTTTATTTTTACTTCCGTTGCTCCAGACCTCGGAAGGTACTTCGCCAAAGAGCGTGGCTAATCTAGGCACAGGTTTTGGGTGAAATTTTAACAGAATTTTCCAAGTAAGTTTGCTGTGTGTGCCTAATTTATTTTATGTTATTATTATAACATAAAGATCTTTATTTGTAAACTACTTATTTCATATATTCTTTCAGGGCTAATCTAATCAGCTCTGAGATTTTCAAGTCATGTTCATAACAATACTTCTTTACTTCTTTGAGGGGCTCAATTGTTATGCTAACACAAATTTTTGTCATTTAACCACCTTACGAATTCATAGAATTCATTTTCAACTTTATGTTTGTCAGCTTTACCCATATCCTTTATAATATATGGTGTATAGCCACAGGATATAATCTAGTCTATTTTTATTTTGTCACGAGTTTGAACTTGTAATAATGACTGTTTTTTACTTATCTATTTATAATGCCATATGCCATTCCAAAGGATAGCTATTTTATAATCAACCAAGATAATATCAGCATCCCAACTGTTGAAGATTGGTTGATTATGTGTTACATTAGTGAAATACTATTCGCAAAGTTCACAGAAGGCAATTTCATTTTTAGATCTTCTCTACTAAGACTATGCAGATTTTTTACCAGCTTCAATACACCTTTCTATTGTGCTTTCTGTTGCCCATTCACCGAAATGTTTTCTATAGCAGTCATTGCAGTATCCAGTCTTATTTCTTCTGTGCAAGGGTTTATTACAATCACCACATAATACTTGGTTTCCATGCTTATATACTCTTTTATTATTCTTATTATAGTGGCTTGGCCCACACTTTACACAATAGCCAGACTACCCACCTGAAGTCATAACTCCACAATCTTTACAGTATGATTTACTTCTGATTTTAACTGGGATTATTCCTACTTCAAGATTATGTCTATCAACACCATCACTTATTTTCTATTTTATCTCATCTGTTTGATTCCTTCTATTAGCGCATGCTCTTGAGCAATACTCACCTGATGAGTAAAATTCAGTTAGCAATGCACCGCATGATTTACAGTTGTGGCCTTCTTTAATATACTATTGTTTCTACTAATTAGACCAACTTCTTCTTAGTCGAAGAAATCTTTCTCTTTCATTACGATTAACACAAGATTTCTCGTGTCTTATAAGATCACTTGTTCTAGTGAACTACTTTCCACAATACTAACAAACAAATTCCATATTCTTTTTATCTCCTGTTAAGATTATTTATAAAATAGTGGTAATCTAGAAGTAACAGGCAACTAGAAGCACTGGCCAGTGTTGTCCCACTATTTTATTTAGTACGAGGGGAGAGACTCGAACTCCCGGCGTTAACGTGTATAAGACGTATCCCTTCACCCCTAGGGTACCCTCGCATATTTTACTAAAGTATATATTGATATAATTTAGCATTAGATTTTCTAAAAATTTTAGAAGACAGCCCGCCTGGGAGTCGAACCCAGTCTAATGCCTCAAAAGCTCCGGTTTTAGAGACCGGTCGTGCAGCCGTACACTTGCGGGCAGTGTTTTATTTTATATAATACATTATATCATAAAGCAGTTCATTTGTAAACTACTTTTTTACTATTTTTTACCATTTCTTTCCAGCCTTCAAAGATCTGTTCAGCTGTTTCATAACCAGTGCAGTCACCGAAATGATATGTTTCCAGAAGCCCTTTTTCATGCCCATGAGAGTAGCTATGGCACACTGCATCATCTAATACGTTACCATCTTTGTCGAATACCTTTACTTGAAAGCCATCATAAAGTTGGTATCTAGAATAATTGATTCCTGCTTCTAAAAGCATATTAGCAAGCTTTTCTGCTTCTGGTTTGTATTCTTCCCTATAGTGAACTAATTCCATTAATAAGCCTTTCCTGAAAAATTGTTGAAGTAATGAACATTGCCATTCTGATATGTTACATTAGATACCCAAGCAGAGTAGATTGTCCAGTTATGATTATCCATGAACTTCTTATAAGCATCTGCTGTGTTGGGAGCTAAGACAACTTCATATTGCTCTGGAGAAAAATCACCATCTTCTAAATAATGCACTGAGTAGACTTTATTCATTTAGGTACCTCCTTGATTGATTGTAGATACATTATATCACATCAATTAGGATTTGTAAACTACTTTTTACAAATTTAGTAAAAGAATTTCCAAAGTTGTCTTTACATTATTATCTGTTTTCAAAGTTACCTTTGCACTTAATAACTTGTCAATGATGTGGTTGAAATACTTAGTTGCACCTTCTACATTTGTGGTGTATTTAAGTTTCTCATCACAGGATTGTGGGATACTGATGATATCATAAGAATGGAAGATTGTATACTTAGACAAGTCCAATACAAAATCAATGAACATATCTAAGAATAACTTTAGATCTGAGCCTTCCATATAAAGCTTCTCAATGATGGATACTAACTTCTGACTATCCTTATCAATGATTGAGTTAATCAAATCAAAGTATACTTCATAACTAAAGTCACCTAACACTGACATAACATTTCCAATGCTAATGTCTGTTGAGTAACTTGCGCACTTCTCCAGATTAGAAATAGCCAATCGCATACTACCTTGCGATAGTTTGGCAATATGAGTAAGTGCTTCTTTGGTTGTAGTGAAGTGCTCGTTCTTACAAATATAATCTAATCTATTTACAATGTCAGTGTCTGAGATTCGCTTAATGTTAAATTGCTGACATCTATTCTTAATAGTATCAGGCACCTTATGATACTCAGTAGTGCAGAACATAAAGATAGTATACTTTGGTGTCTCCTCAATCGTCTTGAGTAAGCACTGCCAGCCTTGGCTTGTGATTGCATGACATTCATCAATGATAAAGATTTTATACTTACCATCTAATGAACGTTCTGAAGCACTATCTACAATAAGACGAATGTTGTCTACACCATTATTACTTGCTGCATCTATCTCTATTGGTTCTGCTGAGCACAGGTGACCACCATTATCCATATATGAATTTATCTTATAAGCAAGTATACGAGCAATAGTTGTCTTACCACAACCGCTTGCTCCACTGAAAAGATAACAATTTTTGAACTGCTCAGTCTCTACTTGCTTCTCCAAGATCTTAACTACTGTACTTTGACCACAACACTCATTGAAATTGCTTGGTCTATACTTAACTGGTAAACTACTCATATTTATTCCTCCATTTATGAGTATTATATCATACTTTCTTCATTATGTAAACTTAGAAAGCACATCAAATCCATCATAAGGTAACCAACCTATGAATTGGCTAGTGTTATTATCACAAGCTACTCCTGTTACTTTAAGCATCTTGCCTACATTATCCTGAACTTCAACTATATATCTATCATACTCTGGCACTTTTCCATTGTTCCAGTTTGAAGCTAATGTTGAGTCATCTGATGGGTGGGTAATGTTAGAGTGCAAGTCTATAATGTAAACCCCACCCTTACTCATAGATGCTTGTGTAATCTTAAATGTCTTAGGTATAAAGAGGCTAGTAGTGGAGTCAGTAAATTCCAACTCCACAGCCTTTACTTCTTCTAGTTGTTTCTTTATAATGTCTTTCATACTCTATAGGGATTCTCATCTAAGTAGGTTGATGCCTGGTCTGCAAGACATAGTATACTTGCAAGTGGATAACGGTTCATAACTTCACTTACATCTGTTCTTGGTTTTCCATTGTCAAGACCCATATGATGATTAATAATAGCAGCAATCTCATCTTCCTCCAATTTGATGAACTTGTTGGCGATTACGAATGAACTAATTCCATGCTCACTGTACACATTCTCTCTTTCTTTTGCATCTCTTACCTTATATGCATCTACCTGAACCCAGTTGAATCTGCCTAACTCATCTGAATTTCTTCCTGACGGTGTGTATTCTTTTCTGTTCTGGATATACTTCTCATACAAGTCGAACTTAGCAAAGTCATGAAGTAATGCCACAATTCTAATACTATCCTTATTAAGTTCTGTTCCAAATGCATTATCCAATACAAGCATATTCTTGTATACATTAAGGCTATGTGCACATAACCCACCTACACAACTACCATGGTAGTTAGCAGTTGCTGGTGCAATAAAGAAGTCAGTTGACTCAATATACTTAATTAACTCATCAATACCTTCACGCTCTACATGGTTAAGTTCTGAAATAAATAATTCTTTGTCTGTCATAATGACTCCTCCAACTTTTTCTTGCTCTCTTCTGTAAGTTCAGACTCATCACTTCCCCTACTAGAACAATACTTATAGTATTCACACCACTTACATTTTCCAGAGTAAATCTTGTCATACTCTGTTGCATTGTCCATCTTGAGTTTCTTTTCGAAGAATGAACCAACTTGCTGTGGGTTATACTATATTCTAACCTATTTTATGTCATTTGTCAAGGCATGATTTAATATTTTTTCTTTTATTTGCTCAAAATTACTCTTTGATTCGTTCAGTTTATCCTTGCACTTAGGTATAAAAACATAATACAAGTCTCTTACTTTATTTCCAGTCAACTTCTCAAAATAGTATTTGTATATGTGCACCTGTCCACTTTTTGAGTAACTATCTACATTGTCAGAGTATTTGAAATCCAGGATATCATACACACCATCTTCTACTGGAACTAAGCAGTCTATGAATCCAATGAATCCATCTTCTGCTTTCAATTCATGCTCGTACTCACCTTCAGGGATCTGCACTATTGCTTTTGCAAGTATTGCCTTTAGTTTCTCAATCTGCAATTCATTATCTATTGTCAACTCATCATAATTCGATTTATAGTTTTCTATTGCTTTATCAATTGATCTTGTCTCTATTCCCTCATGACAAGCAGTGCCAAGATAGAGAGCATTATCTGCTCTCATATCTGGCAATGGCTCCAACTTATCTATATATCTTAGTTTGAATTTATAAGGACACTCATTAAAGCACTGAACTTTACTATAACTAAATCCCATACAACCCCTTACTCTTCGTTAATTTCTGGTAACTTTGTATTTTCTAAGAAATTTTGTAACATTCCTACATTATTATTATAGTTCTCTTCCACAGCCTTCAATGCCTCCTCGTACTCAGCATTTACTTCCTGATTTGCTTCCTCTTCACACTTTGTTACATGCTCGTTAATTGTGTCCATATTAAGCCACGGGAGTGATAATACTTTACTTAAATAGAGCTCGAAGAATTTATTGCTGGCCCTCAACTGAGTAATCTGTCTCTGCAAGTCAGAAATAGCAATCTGCAAACTCAAAGCATTTTTATAGTGTTCATTGCTAGTAAGTCCAATGTCACTAGTTACCTTATCAAACTCTTCCTTTGTAACCATTTCTGGTTTCTTATTCTTTTTTGGTTTTACTTCTTCTACTACTTCAATGATATCTTCCATCATATTCTCCCTTACTGGTACTTGTTTCCTACACCATATGTTGATAATTCTTGAATCGCAGCTGATAGTGCCTTACTACAACTCTTCAATAATTCATATGCAGAATCAATCTTACCCTGTAAAATCTTTGCTGCATGCGAGTAAATAAAGTTTATAAGTCTTTCTGATAATGCTTCCTACTCTGCTATTGAACGCAGTTGTTCAGCCGTATACTTTCTGTGCTCCTACGTAGATGCACCTTGTCTCTTTGTATAAACTTCATTGTACTTATCTTTATACTTTATATTAGACATATCCTCTAGTAATGATAGTTTCTATAACTTATCATTAGTAAAGTATATTGTTGATGACAAATCAACACATATCTTCTGCAGACTTGGTATGTCAAAATCTATATCATACTATCTGCACTGGTCTATGTACGACTTTATGCCACTTACTTTTTCATCAAGTTCTTTTGAGTATTCGTCTACAATTGGTTTGCCATAAAGTTCATAGTACTTTAGGTTATCAACTAACTCATCAGACTATGACTTCAAATAGTCGACATCAAACTCTACCATTGTTCACCTCATCCATTAAAACAGAGTAATTAGACTCCATAAATACTCTCTTCTTTTTACTAGGAATTTCTAAGCAATAGTATTCCTAGCTCTCTATATATTTTACATTGAATGACTTCTTACCATCCTACTTCAGTTTCTGCCATGTTTGTATTGGGATCCATACTACTTTATCATTATCATAAAACCATACTATGGTTCCTGCAAATAGGTTGTCTATATCCATATATTCAAGCATAGACTCATACTAGGAGAAATCACTAAAATTTATAGTGTTCCCAGCATGAGTCTTGCAGTCTATCAGGAATAGGTATGGGGATTTGAAGCATATAAAATCACAAATACCTCTTACCCCCATATACCCTGACATAACATCATATAGTCTATAGCAGAATGATTTAGGTATGTAATCTAACCAGTCCTTCTAAAACTAGTGCTCAAACTTTTTTGCTTTAGACTCGGTCATAATTTATCTCTCTGGTGTAATGTTATAAATGTTCTGCTTCTTTACAACAACCTGTTTCTTGTCACCGAAATTGATTGTTACATAGTCATCGTCTGCACCATCCAAGACAATCTTGAACTTACCAAGGTTAAGTTTCATTTCATAAGATGTAAGGTTATTACATTCGTTTTTGAATGAAACCACTTCTGTGCTATCATTTGTATCATTTGAAATTGTCATCTCTGTGCTTGAGAATGAGAATAATCCAATAGAATCCTCACCACCAAAAAGAATAATTCTGTTCAATGCATCAAGTAATTCTGTCTTAGATACAACAATAGAATAATCGTATGTCTTGCTAGCGGCATTTCTAATAATTGTAGACGGAACACTGGAAATTAAGTTTGAATCACTAAGCTTAGAGATGATAGAAATACTTGGTGTATCAAATCTCACCTTTGTTTGAACTAAATCTTCTGTCAGTGCATCCTGACCTAATGTAAAACTAACATTAGTATCTTCCTGGAACAACTTGAATAATTTAACAACCTTATCACTAAGTAATAATTTTACTGGCTTTTCGAGTTCGAATTCGTTTACGCATGCACCCTGAGTGAATGTAATTGCACCGTGCTCATCTACATAATAATACTTTTGAACTGTGCGTGCTGGAGTTGCTCTAAGTAATTCTTTCGAGTTATGGTTAACGATGCTATGAAGAATGTTACTGTTGATGTTCATAGTGTTTGTAACGTTATTAATATCAATTGTTGGTAGTTCAAGCATTTTATCACCATTGAAGATTATTGGTAACTTATAAGTGCCATTAGCCTTAATTACGATACTGGTATCAGACTTCTCAATAGTAATTGTTGAAGTTGTAACTTTAGAAATAAGTTTTAGGAATAAACTTGCATTGACTGATGCCAAAAAGTTTTCTTCTGACTTCAATGCAAATTCAACTCGAACATAGTACTCTCTGTTTGTTACATTCATTGATAAGCGGTTTCCTTCTGCTTTCAACTCAAGTGTCTCTGTAATCAATGATGTGTCTTTGCTATCAATTGCAAATAAAATTTTCTTGCAAGCTAACTGAAACTCTTTTGTGTCTAAAATCATACTTTCAATTCTCCTAAATTATTCTTCTGTAATTCTATTCTGTTCATTCAAATACTCAATACAATCTCTGTATACACTATTATCCAACATATTGTCTTCTACTAAATCTGTAATTGTCTCGCTACACTTATCAATCTTTGACTTCTTGCCACTTCTTGATTTCATAATTGAGTTAGCAATTACATCGTACCCTTTGCTAGTAGCAATCAAGTTAGCAACTGCTTCTGCCTTAATATTATCTTTATACTCTTCTGTTGCTTTCTTTGCCTGGCCATATAAGGATACAATAGATTTCAAGTAATCATCAGCATGTACAAAATTATCATACTTATCAATAGACAAGTGGATACCATCATCCTCTAATGCATCAATGATTGGTTTTAGCATATCTAACTTACCAAACTCACGAATAACATTAATAGCATCCTGTAACTGTCTGAATACCTTTGACAACTTACACTTCTCTTCTGCAGTATCATCTGGTGACAACGGTCCAGCTTCAGTCCAGTCCACCCCATAATAATACAAAAAATTCTTCATCTTGCCTACATCTTTTGCATCGACATTTCCATACTGCTCCATAATGTCCTTTGTAACCCTAGCGATGTCTCGCTGAATTGCTTTCTTTTCTTCTAACTTATCTGCTCCATCTTCGAATCTTACTAAATTTTCATAAAAAATGCTCATACTATAGCACCTCCAAATTTATATACAGAATATATTATATCACTATGTTATGGTATTGTCAACATTATTTTAGTGAGTCTGTGCTTGGATTGAATTCTCCAGATACAACTTTATTTATGCCTTCCTTAGATAGGTATAGATACTTATCATAAATCTTCTCTATAGTTTCTCCGTCTTTTAGTTTCTTATAATCTTTCAATACTTCACCAGCTAACTCATCTTGATACCACGAACCAACCATATAAGGGTCTACACTCCATGGAGTGTACCCACACTTAGTCTTGGCTGCCTCTATCATAACATCACATAATCTCTTACCAGCAGCTTCAGCATTTACTAATGGTGCTTGACCGAACACTTCATCATGTACTGTTACCAAAAGTTTGAAACCAAGTCTCTTAAGTTCTTCATCATTATGAATCATAACCATTGCTAACTTAGTCATTGATGCTGCTGAACCCTGAATACGTGCATTTAGACATTGTCTCATAGCCCTATTGATAAACCCACCATTATCTCTAACTACGAACCCATCCTTTTGGGCTTGCATAATAATAGCATCCTTGTCTTTCTTCCATTTAGCCTTTTCTAATAATGCTTTATAATTATTTATCTGTGCAGTTACTCTGCTATCTTCATGCTGAATTGAATCTAATAGTGGGTTGAATTCGAATGAACCACCCATTGGGTAAATCTCATAAGGCTCTAGTGCACCATCTGGTAAATGGCGTCTTCTTCCAAATATATCTGTAACATACCCATTCTTCTTCAACATCTCCTGTGACTCATCAGTAAATCTTCTCACACCTTGGAAACCAGCATAAAAGTTATCTATTATCTTTTGTGCTTCATCCATTGGCTTATTTATGTTATCTGCTAACTTCTTTGGGCCCATACCATATAGAATGCCAAGAAATAATACTTTTGCAGCACTTCTTCTTGCCTTGCCTTCTGGTTGTAACTGGTGAGTTTCTGGGTGAAACTCTAAACAAGATTCGTATGGAACACCAAAACAAATACTACCAATTTGTGCATATAAATCTCTCTTATCTAGATATGCTTTCTGCATAATCTCATCTTTTGCATATGCACATAACGAACGTGGTTCCTGTCCAGAAAAATCTCCGCCACATAAGTTATATCTAGTTCTTGTGTTTATACTTTTCATAATGCCTCACACATATAATCTATAAATGTCACCAATTACTTCAATCTTTTCTACTACATCAAATGTATCTTCTGTTTGTAATAGGTGATCTCCAACCTTTATATCTTTTACAAACTTCCAACCATCTTGTGTTTCTACCTCATCTGTGTAAGGGATTTCATAATAATTATCCATAATTTCCACCTTCTTATAATCTGTTCCTGCGTCAAAAATCATTCGAATATCCTTTGAGTGAGATGGTATGTTCTGCATATTTGGTGCGCTACTACTAAATCTACCTGTACCTGCACCACACTGGTTGAACCGTGCATGAACTCTTCCATCCTTTTGTGCTACTTCTGGAATTGCATCTATAAATGTATCTAGTAAAATATCGATGCCACGCTTCTCTATTAATAACCCACATAACTTAATTTTATCTTTCAGTTCTTCTAGGATATCTGCACCTGTTCCTCTAGGTGATTTCTTATCTATTACTGGGACTTTAAAGATGTCATACAATAAAATGGCCATTTGAGTTGATGAGCCTAATTCAGGAGGATCCATAAGTTGCTCATTCTTTGATTTTGCATAGCCAGTTCCTTTTGAGTTTAAAGGTTTGGCATTCGCTTCCGGTGTTGCTCTCCACGCATCAATCATTGGCTTTAGATTCTCTAACTCTTCATCAATCTGTTTTTGAACTGCATCTGACTTCTCATGATAGATTGCTGATATTTTATTAGCATACTCAGTATCAACATGTACACCATTCATCTCCATATCTACTACTGCGTCAATAACTGGAACTTCAATGTTTTGGAATAACCAGTATACATCTTTGTTCTCAGGTTTTCTTAAGACGTCTCTTTGGTACTCAAATAGTCTATATGTCATATATGAGTCAGTTGCTGCATACAAAGCAAACAAATCAGGGTCTACAATTGAGTAAGGTAAACCTTTGAATAAGTGCTCAATGTCATACTTATCTTGCTCAGGATCAATATGCATTCTATACTGAGTCTTCAAACCCTTTTGTTCGTTCTCGTCAATCAACTGAGATGCTACCATTGTATCCCAGTCTGCATGAAGCCGAATTCCACATGTAGTCATAATAACTTCTATATCGAATGAAGCATTGTGATACACTTGGAATACATTTGCATCTACTAACCTTTGCAGTTGTTCTCTTAGTTGCTCTTCTGTTACCTGCCAGTCTAAGTGCTTACCATCTAAAGTAGTATGGTGCATTGGTACATAAGCATACTTTTGACCAGGAGTATATAAACATGCTCCCATAATAAAGCAATCAAATGAATTCAAAGTACCATGACCAGTTTCGTCACCAGTTTCTGTATCTATTGCAATAACACCTTGCTCTATAGCAGAATCAATATACTTTACTAAACTATCATAATCTTTTATAGTTACTATGTTATCTTTGTGATGCCCTAATACTTTTGGCACTTCTTCTGCAATGATTGCTAACTTATCCTCATCAGATACAGTCTTTGATTTAAGCTTTTGCTCTGTTGTCTTCTCTTTCTTAGGTGCTTTTGATTTAGATATAGCTTTCTTTGTTGCATCAGAATCATCTATATTGAACTCTGCACCCCACAAACTTTCTTGAACCATTCACATACACCTCCATATAGAACATTATATCATAAAAAAATTCCCTTGTAAATACCTTACAAGGGAAAATTTTATTTAGTAAGTAACCTTACGTGGTGCTGATGAGTGTTCACTAGCATTTACAACATTGGTCTGCTCTGCAGGCTTTTCTGTTGGGGTTACTCCAGTAATTGATGCAAGCTCATCGAACTTCTTATCTAACACAGCATGACCGATAATGCTATAGCCTTCGAATGGATTTTCTGCTTTCTTATACACATCATTATTATAGATAGTTGGGTTTGGATACATAATTGTGTAGTCAGTCTGCATAGAACCAGCCTCGCCAATTCTCTTCACCTTGAACACACTATCTGAGATGTTTCCATACTCTGCAAATAACTGTGATAATCTCTGAACATAAGTTGTAGGTCTCTCCCAAATCTTTGGAGTTGCAACCACATTATCGTTCTCATCACGGGTATATTCTACTAACTTAATGTAAAATCTCTGCTGCATTTTGTTGCCTGATGCACATAATGGACAAGAATCTAAGGATTCACCGATACCTCTTAAGCAGTTTACACGACGGAATTTGCCATTCTCTGTAATGCTATGTGTTGTCAAGATATCAAATTCATCTGGAGATGTGTAGCAAAATCTTACAACTGCTTCATCACCATCATTCTTCAATGAGAAGAATCCGACTCTTGGTCCGTTCTGTGCTGCAGCATAAGCAGCCGCTCTTTCTTTGTTCTGTTCCTGTTGTTTTAAAAATTGTTCTCTAGAAATAAATGCCATATTTTTTCTCCTTAGCCTCTTTTCGGTGGCTAGCCTTTATTATTTTTATATTATCTGCATTGGCTGCAGTTGCCATCATTATCTGAATCTGTGTACGCCCTTGTATACAACAATACCATCTCCAGGGTCATCGAATTCACTTTCATCTTCTACCCACTCAATTCTAAATTTACCAGAATATTTGCGAATTCTAGACATTATAGAGTCTTCGCTAATAAATTCACCTGCATCTTTAATTGCTGTTGCCTTGTTAGTATATGGGTTGTAATATGCTTCCCAATCACCATCAACAGTTTCGAAACAAATATAATATGCGTAATTTAAATTTGGTCTTGCTTCCATAAAATTCCTCCATATCTGTTTTATTTTTATATTATAACACAAGTTTACTTATTTGTAAACTAGTATTTAATTAATTCCACCCTCCAGAATAGTAGTCAGAAAGTGTAACTAAACCCTCCCAAGGTTGGCCGCATACAGTAGCCTTTACCTGATAATAATAATATGTTGAAAAGCTAGAACTGTGAACATCACTAAATCTAGATTTACCTATGTCTTCTGGTCTTACGTAGGTCTTATCTATTATCTCTACAATGTCTTTGCTAACTTCCCAGGGATTATCTTCATCATAATAGCTATCTCTTATATAGCTTCCGTCAACTGCTAGCTAACTTACTTTTTCTTTTCCGTTCTCTTCTACGAATTTAGTGAATACCCTGCCTTTAATTCCGTCTTCATCATGTCTTAAACTTCTATTTATTATCTGAATTATATCATTACTATCTAATGGTCTGTACTCTTTAAGATCTGATTTTATTTTTGACTTGAATTTACTAAATAATTCTTTAGCTATCTATTCTCTGCTGCCAGGATCCTGTAAACTATCTACTTCCTACTGAAGATTACGCCTATACTGACTATTTACTCTATTTATTAAATAGTGTATTAGTTTTTATGTATCATAATCACTAATACTTTGGATTAAATTATTCATTTTTACTCGCTAATCTGTAATAGAATATTTATCCACATAATCATTGAGCTAATATTTAGTTGTTAGCAGCTTTTCTGTCAATACCTATACTTTCAAAATATTACTCTCCTTTACCTGTTTGTAAACCTATATTGTGCTCTATCTATAACTTTTAATGATTCAAACTCTTCCTTTGTCAAATCATTTACGTCACGGTTATCATTGAAGATAACTACATCTACTAGCTTTGTTTTACTAAGCTTTTGACATAATCTCAATGTTCCGTGTTTACCTGCATCATCATTATCAAAAGCAATTATATAATGACGGGCTGGTAATGAATTTAGCACTGATATTTGGCTATCTGGACAGCCACAACCGAAAGTTGCTAAAGCAGGTTTGCCCCAGCCCCAGAGGGATAGGCAATTTAGTTGTGATTCTACTAAGATAATTGTATCACAATTTTTTGCTTTGTCAATAGCGTATAGATTGGATTTATCAAAGTCCTTGTCGATGTAAAACTTCTTACCTTCTGTTGTTCGTCTTGTTAAAGCAATAATGTCTCCATTCTTATCCTTTACTGGAAACACAATAGCTTTATACTCAGGATCATACATAATTTGAAAGTCTTTAATAACTTCATCTGTAAGATGTCTTTTCTTCATATATGGGTGGAATGATTCAAACCTATCAAGAGATAATATACACTTTTTCTTTACTACTTGCCTTGGAAGAATTATTCTATCTAAGGTCATATATGGTTTAGCTTCGCCTTCACCGAAGTTATCCTTTAGCCATCTTTTAGCTTCGCTTACAGATGAGTCTAAGCAAAGAGATACAAACTTTTCGAATGAACCTTTTTCTCCACAGGTTAAGCAGTTGAATGTTCCATAGTTTATATCACCATCGCCAGTATAAACAGAGCAAGATGGGTGAGTCTCAAGACCTCCCTTATGACTAGGGCAAGTTACTCTTATATACTCTTGCTTATCTTCTACTACTTTCAACTTACCATTAAGTAGTGTTGATTGAAGCTTCTTTAGAATATCAAGTATTGGTGTCGTAATTGCTATACCATCTATTGTTAGTATGTTACTCAAATACTTTTTCTCCTGAACTATAATCTTCTTCACTATCATCGTCTTCTGCTGACTTTATGAAGTCAAAGTTACCTTTATCAAAATCAACTGCATACTTTAACTTATATACCTTTGCACCATCTCTAGCCTTGATTATATTGATTGTCATTAGGTCATTGCTTTTAGATAGTGAGATTACCTCTGTTGCATCTTGTCCAATTCTATCCGAATTTGCTAAGTTTTCTACACCCACTACTTTGCCATCCTGCATTGCATCTCTGTTCTGCTGGGAAGCAACTACAATTGGGATTCCCTTTCGTACTTGCAGATTTTTTATTCCTTTACTAATTTCTGACATCTGCTCGAAATACTTCATATTAGTGTGTCTGCTATCCAATAATGACATCTGGTCTACAAATAATATATCTAGATTATACTTGTCAATAAAGTTCGATAACACATCTACCGTAATCTTGTCATCAGAAACCATATCTCTTGTAAGAACATAGAACTTACCAGAATTACTTGACTTCAATTCATCCAAGTATGCCTTATACTGGTTTGCTACCATAGTGTTTCCGTGAGTAATGGCACCATTGGAAATATGACTAATCATTGTATCATATCTTCCTGCTACCTTATCTACACTCATTTCACCTTCATACATGCCAACTGTAAGTCCAGCCTTCACGGCAGCAGTGGCAAACTTTACCATAACGAGTGTCTTACCTACACCGGGTCTTGCTGAAATAACAAAGTATGAGTTCTTTCTATCTATGCCACCCCCTAATGAATCATCGAGTTCCTTGAATCCAGTTGACACATAGTGAGAGTGAAAATCATTACACTTGTCTACATATAAATCATATCTAGATATATCACTTAAAATGTTTACTGCATCCAGATGCTTTATGTCAGATATACTATTTGCTGCAGCGCTGAAATAGTTTGTTGCTTCTTCAGACTTACCTGCCATCAATAACTCTCTTACTTTATTAAAAGTCTTTGCAAGGAAGTCTTCATTTTTCTCTTTATATAACTGACTAAGTAAGTATTCTTTTGATTCACCTACTTCTATAATGTCGAAGTCAGGAAATGTTTTTACAAATGTTGCAACATCCGGTACTTGATTATATTCCTTGTAATGGCTAGCAATAAAATTGAATTCAGAATGCAGACTTGGAAAATAGTCTGCATTTAGATTATTGTCTATTACAATGCTATAGTCTTTTGTGCTTAATAAATAGTTTATCAACTGGATTTGTGTCAGCATTTACGATGGTCTCCATCCTTTATCTCTTTTACTTCTGAGTAGTTCACGATTCGGCTATATAACTTACCAGATAATGTCTTTTCCAATTCGCTTGGTAATTGGTTTGTTGTGTAGATGCAGGACTTCATATTAGATGTTCTTGTATCAATCCAATAGTATAGTAAGTTCAAATCATATTCACTTAATGATTTGTCTGCGATATCATCAAACACAACTAGTTTTGACTACAATATGTTCTTCTCTGTCTTGTTTATCTTGTCCAACATCGATGGGTTTGCAATTGCAAGTTTCTTTTCATTCAAGAAGTTCTACACATTTACAAATAATGCAGGTGTGTCATTATTAAAACTAGTATCACTTACATTATGTATAAACTGCTTCAATAACTTTATTGCCCAAGTTGTCTTACCATTCCCAGCCTAGTGAGAACAAATTAGTAGATTTTTTCCCTACTTTACAAATTCAGTAATGCTCTACCTGATCTATGCCAATTCATCAAACACTTTTTCATCTTTAGTTGCTGGATATAACCTAGCATCTTCCTTATATCGAACTGGAATTAGTGAGTTCTTTAAATACGTATCTTCTAACATTTAGCCTCCATATATTACCATATAAAGATTGTTTTGTCAATATGACTTTGTTGATACATCAGTATCTACTGCAGATGAAACAGAGTATGAATTTGTAGGTTGCTTATATGAACATCTAGCTTCATATAAGTATGATTCGAATTTACTTCCAAATAGTGTTGATGGTCTAAGGTATACAAGACTGCTTGTTCCATTTTGGAATGTGATTGGTTTTTGTCCCCACAACTTCCATTTACTATCAATAACAGTTTTGAAGTCATCAATTGTATACCCTTCAGATAATCTCTGTTTTACTAATTTTCTACTATCTAATGTAGAAGACTTAAAATTGGTACTACATACTTTATTTAGATAGTTAATAACTTCCTTAGTATTATTCTCTAATTCTAAAGACTGGACATATTTATTATTAGTATTATTAATAGTATTTACTATATTATTATGTTCACTATGTTGACAGGTTTGTGCAACATTGTTAACATCCTTGTCAACATAGTTAGCACGCTCTGCAACTTTGTTAACATACAAATCTTCCTTTAATGGCAAGGCATCATAGTTAACTCGATATATATTAGTTGGCTTGGATTCTTCTTTCGATATTAATCCTTTCAATAGAAGACTATCTAAATTCTTTAGCACACCAGTTCTACTAGCACCAGTCCACTCTTGTAGGTAAGCCAGACTCCCATTAAAATAGTGGCCTGGTTGCTGGCAAAAACCAAATATAACAGAGAATACAATAAGGTCATTGCCTTTTAGACCCAGTCCACCCTTGTCTTCATCAACACACATCCAAGCCTAGATAGTAACATAGTTTTCAAATCTAATCATTTATAATACTCCTATTTCACGCAATAAAGCAACTTATTAATATCTCTAAGTAATTTAGTTGGACTACTATCTCTAATGCACATGAGTGCCTTAATGAAGTCCTTCTACTTTGTACCATACATATTATTATAGTACGAAAAGTCAGAAATTTCAATCTTTTTTAATTGGGTTGCAACACTATTCATAGTTCTCCATGTCGAATAGCAAATAGTGTCTAGTATTAGAACTTGGAGAGTATCATATGATTTAATCATATTAATTAGGTTGAAGTCAGAATTATCATCCGATTCACTATCAACCATATTAAATAATCCTTCCGCTGCATCTTCATACTCTTCCTGCATTTCATCTATGCTCATTGTATTGAAATTTGTCTTTCGTTTATACGCAGTAAGGTTAGAAAGAAGTAAAGATCTTTGTCTCTTAAGTGCAATATGAAATGCTTTATCTGGTGCAGCGAAGTCTCCGTAAAGAGAGCTCTCCTTATTTTCCCACACTCTTTTCTTAAGCACATAATTAATCGTGTCAATTACAATGTCATAGCATTGTTCAAATGGTACATGTTTGTTACATTGGGAATATAATCTACCACTATAACCCCAATATCTACAAACAATACCAGCGTAATAATTACTA